CACATTCGCATTGTGTGTACCAACAACATATACAACATTACCAGTTTTTAACTCAACACCCGAATCATTATACACTTTAACATATGTGTGCTTGGGGTAGTCATTTACCCAATTTCCACCTTGATAGATTAACGTATGATCATCTCGCAGAGATTCATACACATCTGTTGTATCTATCACAACATTTGACAATTGGTCCAACTTCACTAAAACATTTGAGGTGAGATCGGTCACGAGAGCCGTTGTTGCGTTATTGAGGTTCAAAACACCGTCTATGTCAACATTCGAAGTTACGTAGGCATTTCCAGAAACGTGGAGATTGGAAGTTGGATTCTTGGTCTCGATACCAACTCTCTTGTTAACAGTATCTACATGAAAGGTATCCACATCTACAGTCAGGTTAGAACTCACATAGGCATTCCCCACAACATGGAGTTCCGCATCCGGATTTTTAGTGTTAATACCCACATGGTCCGCCTCTACATCCACATGAAAGGTATCCACATCCACGGTCAAGTTGGAACTCACGTAGGCATTACCTACAACATGAAGTTCTGCATCCGGGGTTTTGGTGTTAATACCCACATGGTCTGCCTCGGTGTCAACGTGGAAAGTATCTGTATCAACTGTGAGGTCTGAGCTCACATAGGCATTACCAACAACATGGAGTTCCGCATCGGGGTTTTTGGTGTTAATACCCACATGGTCGGCCTCGGTGTCAACGTGGAAGGTGTCCGTGTCCACAGTCAGGTTCGAGCTCACATACACATTACCTACAATGTGAAGTTCCGCATCCGGATTTTTAGTGTTAATACCCACATGATCAGCCTCTACATCCACATGGAAGGTGTCAGTATCAATTGTGAGGTTCGAGCTCACATACACATTACCTACAACGTGAAGGTTTGCATGAGGATCTTTAGTCTCAATACCAACTGAGTGTGTAGACGCTTCAACGTGGAAAGTGTCCTCATCAACTGTGAGATCCGAGCTCACATAGGCATTACCTACAACATGGAGTTCTGCGTCTGGATTTTTAGTGTTAATACCCACATGGTCTGCCTCAGTGTCAACATGGAAGGTGTCCTCATCAACTGTGAGGTTGGAACTCACGTAGGCATTACCAACAACATGAAGTTCTGCATCCGGAGTTTTGGTATTAATACCCACGTGATCAGCTGTTGTATCGACATGGAAAGTGTCCGTATCAATTGTGAGGTCTCCACTTACATAAGTATTACCAACAACATGAAGTTCTGCGTCTGGATTTTTAGTGTTAATACCCACGTGGTCCGCCTCTACATCCACATGAAAGGTATCCACATCTACAGTCAGGTTAGAACTCACATAGGCATTCCCCACAACATGGAGTTCCGCATCCGGATTTTTAGTGTTAATACCCACGTGGTCCGCCTCTACATCCACGTGGAAGGTGTCGGTGTCCACGGTGAGGTTTGAAGTCACATAGACATTACCAACAACATGGAGTTCCGCATCGGGGTTTCTGGTGTTAATACCCACGTGGTCCGACTCTACATCCACATGGAAGGTGTCCGTGTCCACAGTCAGGTTAGAACTCACGTAGACATTTCCCACAACATGTAGGTTAGCTGCGGGTTCATTGGTCTCAATACCAACTGAATGAGTTAAAGCATCAACGTGAAGGGTATCTACATCCACAGTCAGATTAGAACTCACATAGGCATTCCCGACAACGTGGAGTTCTGCATCTGGGTTTCTGGTATTAATACCCACATGGTCGGCCTCGGTGTCAACGTGGAAGGTGTCCGTGTCCACAGTCAGATTAGAACTCACATAGGCATTCCCCACAACGTGAAGGCTGGCTGCAGGCTCCTTGGTGTTAATACCTACATGATCAGCCACCGTGTCGACATGGAACGTGTCTACATCTACAGTCAGGTTAGAACTCACGTAGGCATTCCCGACAACGTGAAGGTTGGCTGCAGGCTCCTTGGTGTTAATACCCACATGGTCGGCCACTGTATCCACGTGAAGGGTATCCACATCCACAGTCAAGTTTGAACTCACATAGGCGTTCCCCACAACGTGAAGTTCTGCATGGGGATCGACAGTCTTAACACCAACTTTGTTTTCGACAGAGTCAACAAAAAGTGTATTCGTATCAACTGTCAAATCACCCGTGACATTTGTATTCCCTCGCACAACCAAAATATTTGAACCAAACTCATCGACATATAAGTTTGATCCCACATCGAGTGTGTGAATGGGACTTGTATTTATAATACCAACATTAGCTTCGGTGAGTACTCTACCATAAACATGCACATCAATGTCTTCATCGGTCTTGGGACTAAATGTTTTGCTTGTGGCGCCACTTTCTGTGTAGCCCAAAACAATTTCATCCGTCCCTTCTCTAAACCCAATGACAACATTTGATTCAGGTCTGTTCATGAGAAGTCCCAAATCCAGAGTGGCGTCTCCAGATGTATTGTTTCTTCCCAACTCTACAATTGCGTCTGTAATTGAAAGATTCTCGGTGTTGACGACAGTCACGACACCATTAATTTGGGCGTTACCATCAACAATAAGATCCTTTTGAATGTAAACATTTCCGCCAAGTACTGAAACAACATTTGATCCCACAACATCTATCGCCACGTTTGTACCAATATCAAGTGTATGAATTGGCGAACCGTTGGCTATACCAACATTTGAAAGTGTTGTGATTGAAGTAATTGTGTTGTTAAATGATGCAGTATTACCAGTTACATTTCCATTAATTACAGCAGCTTCTAAATCGAAATCAAGAATATCTTCGGCAATTGCACCAGAGTCCATGACTTCTTTAGTAACTTGGTTATACGCGAGTACTGTAATATTTCGATCACCAAGATCTTCACGTAGTCGAAGTGGTGTCATGTACACGGAACCTGCATAATCCGCGTTGATCTCGACATTACTCGCGTTGAACACAATTGTATTGTCCGCCTGGTCATCTTTACAGTTCTTACCAAACCTAATCCTGGTAGATCTCTCTACTGTAGGTAAGTTCTTGACCATTTAATATAGGAGGGTAAATTAATTTGCGTAAAGGAGGCCTGCCATTCCATTCTCTATTCTAAGTATGTTATAGTTGACTGCATAAATTGGGTCATTAATAGGCATACTTTCGCTCATGATTTTTACGGAATCGAGGCGACTGAAGTTAAGTGTTCCAGTTGGTTGGAGTGAACTGGTTGACAAACAAAAACAATAAAGGAAGAAATCTGGAGAAGTCACGAAGTTTGTGTGATAATAGTTCATCACATCAATGTAGTGAGGTTTACCCCATCTATAGTTACCTACATCAAGACCGTTTATGTTCAACTTTACCTTGTTCCTTGTAGAAGTCAAAGCACCGTCGGTTGTTGTATCCGACGAGGCCAGATACTTCACTGGGTGGTTAAATGTCAACTCCTGAACAAGTTCATATGATGGAATAGTTTTTTGGACTTGGGTAATAAGAAGATCATGCTTTCTTGTTGCAATGTTACCCCTCTCTTCATTGTCTAAGTAGTAATAGTTTGCAAAAAGTTCAACATTATAGTTTGCAGCTTGGGGTCCCCAGTTAATTCTCAACTCAACATTATGATAGTTGAGGGCAACCAATGGAAGTGCACATTGAGGTCCCTCACAAAAGAAGAAGCGAAGTGGGTAAAAGTATGAACGAGCGCTCACACCTGGATGTGTACCATTTGCACTCTTCGATACATTTTGGGCAAAAGTATCAATGGCAATCTTTTCTGTAAAAATTGCATCTTGAGTATCTATAACTGAACCTCCAATGAGAAGTTCAACTTTATCTATGATAGTGTTCCAAAACTGAACATCGAGGGACTGTGTATTATCATCAAGTGTAAAATACATGTAGCCCAAGAGATCACCAGTTTTTTCAATCTGGACACTTGACATTGAATTATTTTTCACATCACCACGTATAGTTTGTTTTTCAATGGACTGTGAAAAATTCGCATGTCTTTTGAATGTAGATGAAAAAAACGATATTTCCGGATTGCCCATAATGTACTCGTCCTGAGCACCAATAGACACTAATTGAACAATACCTGCAGACATCGTTTACTACATTAAAGGGAGAAAATTACAAGTTTGGTTTTCTACACACAAATCTAAGAACTAAAAAGTTATTTCCAGGTGTATCTGGATTTTGGATAGTATTTCCATCTTGGTTTCGAATAGTTACATTGAATCTATCTATTCTTCTGATTGGATCAATATATTGGGTAACAATTGGATAGTTGTCTTTGAATGTGATAAGTTCAGTGTCATCTGTCACAAGACTGGCAAATGAGTTTCTGAGAACACTCATAGAGGCTTGGCCACTGAGAACATTTGAAGATCTGTCATTGAAGATGGAATCTAATTCATCGATGGAGACGTAGCAATGTTCTGTAGAGACATTCGAATGAATGTGTGCCGCAAGGAGTCTCGCCTGAACCACATTTTTGATGGGTTGTTGAAGGTAAGAAGTAAAAGTATTCGCACTGTCTTGACCAATTGAATCAATCGTTACAGTGTGATACTCATAGTTGAGATCTGGAATAGTCTCAGTGGGCGAAGTGATCAAAGCCATTTAGTATTAGCTTAGATTAAAGATCCACCAATTCCGTCCTCGATTTCATAGCCACCCGCTTGTTCCGCGACAAGCTTTTCGGATGCACAGAGACCACCTGGAGTGAGGCTCTTGGTGTATGTGCTCCCTTCGCTGGTGTGACCAGGAGCACATTCAATGCGGTGTTCGAGGTCAAAGATAGATTGTTCATTAATCGCCTTAATGGTGATTGGTCTGGGTTGGTACTTGCTGGTGCTTTTCAACATACCAAGCACAAAGATCAAAACGATCAGAGCAACAATGGAGATGATGGCATTTCGGTTAGCACGGTTGAGGTTCAACATTTATAATGTACATATATAATTTTTTCTAAAGTGCGTTAAAGGTTATTTAATACTTTCCTATTAGAGAGTAGATGGACGAAGAAATTGTCTTAGATCGTGGGAGTGCTACTGTGATGAAACTGGACGCCGACGAACAGGCCCTGATGGATGAAATTGAGATTTCAACCTCGCGTCCTCAGCCTGTGCGACGACCCCAACCACAGCAAGTGCGTCGCCCACCCCCACCACAACAACAAGAAGCAATGGATGCTTTTGTGAATCCAAATAAACAATCAGCTCCGAGCCCTCCACACCAAGATGAAGAAATTGACTATGGTGAAGATGAACCAATGTTCTTTGATGACGCCGATGATGGTCCCGAAATGGGGATGCAAGAAGAAAGACCTTCTAAGGGATACAGCTCCATA